ACAGTCATTGTCCCAACGAAAAATTCCACAGAAAATCTAATCATAAAAGTTATCATTCAAAAAATCCCTCAATGGAAGCACGTTCCTCTAATTGCCATACAATCTTGTCCGAAATAATCCTCAGCGGTTCCAGAAAAGATTTCTCAAATTGTTTGTTGAAGTCTATGTACTTGTGCAATCCAAACTCTGTAGGGAATGATGTAGAAAATGCTACAATGTTTCCCTTACTTGGATTTGGTTCAACCAAATACATGAACTTGATCTTCTCACCCTCTTGAATCTTCGGGTACTTCCTATCCAACTTATGTTTCTTGAGAAGTTTATTATAAACCAGCGAGCCTCTCACATGAATGGGCGTCTTGGGTTTAAACGTACCGTTCTTATTCATCGCATACTTCCCAACACCATTCACCGAGCGAGGAAAAGAAATCTCATCAGGAGGCAAAGTTTTAAACTCCTGTTTGAACTTGGAGACAAACTCGATCAGCGATTGCTCATCTTCGTTCATGATAACTTTTAGTGCCTCTTTAATCTTCGCCCGACACGCCGAAGGCGTTGAACTTTTCACCGCCTCGATGCCCATAACTTTCAACTCTGGCTCTGTATGTCGAACACCTTCCATATCCCATACGTTCAGGATGTATCTTTTCTTCGCGGTCCAAATGCCCTTGTCTGCAATTACCTCTCTGGACATTGACATTTTCTGATTGGAGTTTACATAACCCGCCAACTCAACATAACTTGCGTCAATGATAGGCTGAATAACTTGTTCCGCTACCTTGTCGAGAAATGAAATGACTTTCTCAGTTTTAGCTCCATCTGGAAATTGTCTCTCTACCAACTTCTCGAAAGTAATATAAACACTGTCAGTATCAGAAGCGATAACAAATGGATGATTGGTCGTTCCGAATATTCCATTGAGATAATCGTTGAGAGCATTTTCGATCCACCTAATAGAAAGTTGGCCCGACAAAGTAATTGCCTCAGCCAAACGAACATCAAACATACGGAAGTATTGATTGCCCAACGCGCCGTAGGCAGAGTTCAACTGAATCTTCTTTGCCATCTGTAGATTCTTATACTTGGAAATCCTATTACGAACATCAATACTCTTGTCTATCTCAAAATCTTTCTGAGCTTGAATCATAAGTCCCTTGTAACGAACTCGATCCTTATACATTGTCTCCATCAACTCAGGCAAAAAGCCTTGAGTGCCAGGTTCCAAACGAAACAGCTGATTGTTAGGAGTGATAGTCATTCCTCGTTCAACTAACCACGAAAGACCGACTTCCCTATTCAGCAACTTTTCAACATTCACTTCATCCATCGGAGCATCATCCACCACCAAAGTTTCAGGTGAAATATTATACTGCATGATGAGATGGGGATACAAACTATCAAGGTCGAAGGACATAACCCACTTATGAAATCCTGTTAGTGGGTCTTTCACATAGGCGCCTTCATACGCTGTGTCTTTACGTTTAACCTTCTTGGGTGGTACAACTAGATGCCTCTCACGCAAATGGTTATAGATTAATGTATCCCACATCCTAACTTGGGAAAACACATCACCATAATTCACCTTGGCATCATATGCCATAGTCAATGCGAGGTCAATCAAACCCATTTTATCTTCAAGTTTGCCAACCAATTCAACGTCTTGGATATTATACTCTACATAAAGCTGAAAATTTTCTTTATAAAGAGTATGAAGATTGTCATATTCTGAATAGTCGATCTTTTCCCCGACCCCTTCCACAAAAGCGATGTGGCCGAGAGTGTACCTTTCTTGATTAGTGTAAGTAAACTTCCTATACAAATCCAAATAATCCAGACTTGCAATCCCTACGATGTTATAAATTCTATTGGCTCGTCCATAAACTTCAACAAAGCGCTCGTGAACCATTCCCCAAGGGGATAGTTTTCTAACATAAGTATCTCCTAGAATCTTCTGAATTCGTTTCACAAGATAGGGGATATCAAACATGGAAGTATTCCAGCCTGTAATAATATCAGGCGAATACTTCTGCCAGAAATCTAGAAACCCGATGAGCATCTCATCTTCGGTATCAAATTTCTTATAAACAATCCCATCCTTATGTGCTTTGTAATCACCAACACCAAATACAAGAAAGGTATCCGTGTCTCTGATAGTGATAACCTGAATTTTCTCAGCGTGATCATCCACTTCTGGAAAACCATTCTCTGAAGCAACTTCTATATCAATGTTACAAATTCTAATATGCTCTTTGTTCCAAGGAATATCATCAGGGAACCAATCACCGATGAACTGTGTCAGAAAGTTATCCATTCCATACACATCAAAATTCTCAACATCCTTGTACTGTGTCAGGAAATCTTTGGCCTTTGTGATAGACTCCATTTGAAGTTTATCGACATTCAAACCATCGAGAGTTTTGAATTTTGATTCTACTTTTGTTGGAACAAAAAGATGAGGCTGGTAGGGAATCTTCTTTCGGACTCTCTTGCCATCCTCTGTGACGCCGCGATATAGAATGTGATCTTTTACTACCGCAACATGGGTATAGAAATCGCTCATAATAAGTACCTTTTATTTAAGAAGTGTGTATCTCATATCAGGACTAGATTCTGTTTCAAATCCTGCGGCATGAACATGGCCACCGCCAGCGAACTGTTTCGCAATTTCTGAAACATCAACACCGTCAGAAGCTGACCGGAGGGACCACATCCTCTTTCCATGTTTCTCATAGTATGTAGCAGAAAATGGATAATCCTGAGATAATTTATTGCCAATTTCAGATTGCATGATTCTAGTGTTCACAATTGGCACTGTATAAGTTTCATTATTAGGCAAGGTCCACTTATACATATCCGGTTTATGACAAGCCCTACTCACCACTACCATTTCATAACGCCTGATTGCAGTTCCTTCAGCGATGAACTCACACTTCCTTGCAATCCAACCTTCCATCCACGCATTCCATTGCTCAAACGTCCAAGGCATTCTGGACCTCAACCAGGCACCAACTACGCGAGTAGTCTCACCGAACTGAAAACGCCAAAGATCGAAATCTTCAACGTACTGAATGATAGGTGGAGCTGTATTATGTGGATTGTAATTGTTGATGAAATGGTTCCACGCCATCATGCAACCACTCTGATTCATATTAAATTTGCAGTAAGAAGCATCTTGGCAGTCTGCCTGGGCGGACTTATGATGATCCAACACCAACATCTTCGATCCAAAGTGTTTAAACATTTCATCCATGATTTCTCTAGGATAAGAGAAATCGACTATGATTAATTCATCGTACTTCTTCCAATAAGAGATAACATCATACCCATATTTGACAGCCTTGTAAGATGTCGAACCAAAAACATTATTAGTGTCACCGAATTTCTTCCAAACACAATACGCAGCTGCAAAACCATCTGCATCATCATGATATAAAACCAACCTCTTGTCCATTACGAGCTCCTAATTCATTATTTGAGATTTAAAAACCTCTCTTGCATATTTTTCTTCATCAACATAACCTTCTTGAAAATCTTCAAGAATGGCTGACCAATAAGATATTTGTGTTTGATAATAATCTTCCGCAGAAAGGAACCCTAATTCCTTATGTGCATCCAAATACTTTGTTTGAATCCATTCATGTTCAACTGATGGCCACTTAGGCATGACCACTGGAATGAGTTCATCCTCATCTGAATATAGATGATCTGTGAAAAATGTCTTGTTTGTGTTTGGTTCCTTGGGCACTTAAATTTCCTCCCATTAAATGGTCCATCCAGCGGGATTCAAACCCACCTAAGCAGATTGGCAACTAATAATTCTTGACTAAAATTTCTTTAATACTTCCTCTTCCAGTACCGCTACTATTTATATATCTCCTGGCTTCTATTTCAATTAGCTTACCACAATCTGAGAATAAGTCAAGCGTAAAGTCGCAGTATGAGTTAGAAAGGAGCCATTTTACGCCCTTATTTGTGAGCTTTTCACAGACCGCCTTAACTTCCTTAGTCAATTTCTCAATGACCACATCCTTCCCATAGGCCACAAAGGAATCTTTCTTCACCGGATAGTATGGTGGGTCAAGATATACAAAATCTCCCTTGGTTGCTTTTAATGCTCCCTCAAAACTCATA